AGGCTCAAAAAATGACAGACACCGACATCACCGGCAAAGCAATCAACATATTGCAGGCAAATCTTGAGCAGCATTTTTTGGAGCAAATGAAAACGGGTTATTCAGCCGATATCCGCTTCCTTGCAGGAAGTGATGCTTACGCAGAAATTGTCAATATAATTTCCGGCACTCAAAACTCAAACATTCCCGTACAGTGGACGGATTGGGGCTGCGTTCTTTTCGGCAAATATAAAATCATGCCCTTAAGTGCAACCTATGCAGTCCCGGGCTCGACAAGTCTTACCAATGTTATCGAATCAAAAACGATAAAAACGATAGACCTTGCAAATCCCGGAACTCTTTTTTACCTTGCTCTTGATGACCTTGATGCAGGATTAAGATCTATGCCGTTTTTTGCAAAACAGGTAGAAAGCAAAGATCCGTCCGGTTACAAAATAATCGGAATGAGTAAGCCGTTCCCTGCCGTTGCAGTTTCAAAAACGGTTGACCGCAAGTACCTTGCGTAAAAAGAGAGAGAGAGAAAAAAAGCGATGAGTGATATGTTTAATTTGCCTTCAACCCCTGTTTACTCAAATGAGCACCCCTCCGCTCATGAGCCGCTCAAGCAAGAAAATAATCCTCTTCGCTTTTCAATCTCCGTTTCCGACATAAAAGATTTCATAAGCCCCAAGCTATACAGCGAATTAAGCTGGGATGAAAACCGAAGTGCAGAAGAAGTAACCGAAGACTGTATCGCCAAGGCAACTGCCTTAGCCGAAACTATGCTTCATCTCGTGGACGAAAAATTAAACGAGTACAGCAAAACCCAAGCGGAAATTATTAAAACGCTTACGGTCTACGAACTTTATATGTATAACGGTGATCGTTACAGAGCAAAGGGTTACATGGAAAAAGCGGAGCGGTTAATAAGCGATCGTTACCGCTCAATCGAAAAAGAAAGGGAAGCGGCCATTCCTTTTATTGCTGTTTCAAAAGCCGAAAAAGAAAGCTTTAAAATTAAATAGGAGAAAGTAAATGCAGGTTAAAATCGAATTTGAAGAACACATAAAAGGAAGTTTTTTCAATCGTCTTGCAAACCCTAAACCCTTAATGAAAGAGCTTTCTCTAAAAGCTTTATCGGCAATTCAAAAGAACATCGAAGGCGGTATAAAGCCCGATAATGCACCCTTAACTAAGGCTGTAAAGCAGGGCAATAATACCTTGCGTGATTCAGGCCGCCTTAGGGCAAGTCTAACAGCCCGTCATTCGGATACGGAAGCAGTTGTAGGTACAAATGTACCTTACGCTCATCTTCACAATCCAGAAGACGGAAGAACGGAAACCGTAATCCGTCCTAAAAATGCAAAGTTTTTATGTCTTCCCGCGGGGCCCGAAACTCGTAAACTCTTCCGTAAATACGGCTGGTCGCCGCGTGAAGTAATTGCAGCTCTTGAAGCTAAAGGCTTTGCGGTTTATCGCCCGTACAAAAGAGGCGGCGGGGAACGCAGCAATGTAATTATGGCAAAAGAAAAAGGCAAAGAACCTTTTGCTGTTTTTGTTTTAAAAAAAAGTATAAAGATTCCGGTTCGTCCTTTTATGTTTTTGCCTGATGAAGTAATCGCAGCTATAGAACAAAGGATAGGAGAATATTATGAAGCCTAATTTCCTTGAAGCAGTCAAAGCCTATGCAGCACACTTACAATCACAAACAGGCACTCAGGCTGTAATCATGCCGTCATTGCTTAAAAGTGAAAAGTTCCATGTGGAGCTTAATCTTTTACCTCATCCTGTTATCGTAGGTAACGGCAGAATCCGCCTTAGACTTAGAGCAACCGTCTACGCAGAAATCCCCGCAAGCGATCCCGGTATAAACGACTGCTTAATGCGCTCCGTTCTTTTAGCAAATTTCTTTGACCAAGCGGAAGGTTTTACCGTCCGCGAGCAAACACACGAGGGACAGGCTGTGTACGGCATGGCTTATCACACATCCCTTCGGGAAGATGACGATCTTTTTTCCGACTTACAGGAAACTGAAGAGCGTTCATTTTCATATAACGAAAGCTGGCTCGTTGAATTGGAAATCGATTCAGACGATTTTATTTAAATTTTTTAAGGAGAAAAAACTATGGATTTGACAAAATCACAAAACCCCGACAGCATGGTTCTGGGGTCTGCTAAAATCGAACTTTCAACTCAAGGGATTGAAATCGATAAAATAAAAAAAACTTGGGATTTTAAAGACCTTGAAGATCTGGGATTGGCAAGAGGAATTAAGATTTCTTTTTCGTCGAGTAAGATCGATGTAAAGGCAGATAACGGCACCGTTCCATTAAAAGGTCAAATCGACAATAAAGCAAAAGTCGAATTTGTATTGCTTGAACGGTATGTTCCTCTTTTGGGGAAAATCATGAAAGGAATAGTTACCGTTAAAATTGTTCCGGGTACCAAGAAAAAAGAAACGGAAGATTTTACCGCCGAAAAAGATAAGTTTTACGAATTTAAGTATGCGAACTATGACGGTTCCAAACCTGAAAATATTGTCATTAAACAGGGCACGAAAACTTTAACCTCAAACACCGATTATATCGTTGAGAAAAATTCGGCAGATATATGGGGTTATAAATTCCCCGCTGCGGGCACTTTGGATGTTTCAAAACCTGTAACAATAGAATATGAAGTTACGCGTATTAAGGCCTATTCTCTTTGTAAAGGTTCAGGCGGAGTTGTAGAACCTATCGCTTTAAAGCTTACAAACAATCGTATGTCTCAAGACGGAAGAATTATAGCCCGCACTTTTGCATTCCCTTACGGCTTTTATGACGGTGAAGATTCAATCACATTCAAATCAAAAAACGATTCGGATAATGTTGCTGAAGTTCCTGTAAGCTTTGAATTTTCCCCGCACCCCGATTTGGTCTTAGATAATGAAATGGAATCGGAAAGTCTTTACAAGGAAACCCCTGAAAATTAACAAAAAAACATATAGCTAGGAATTGGCCCTAACCCAAATTCCTAGCTAAAAAGAGGAGAGATAAAAAAAATGGCAAACAACTTAATCAATCTTGATCTTCTGCGTTCTGAAAGTCAAAAGGTTAAATTTTTAGGAAAGGAATTCGAAGTAGGCTATATCCCGTCAGGACTTGCGATTCCATTGATTGAAAATCATAACAAAAACATTAAAGAGCAAAAAGAAAGTGATAGTCAGGAAAAGCTTTTAAAGGACAATATAAAATCCGTTTCTATTTTTTGCTCCTTTTATGAACCGGATTTTACCGAAGAGTTTTTATCAAAAAACGCAAGCGATAAACAAATAGAGCAAATGTACCTGCTCATTGTTACAGCAATCGTCAAAAACTTTTCTGCGGCAGTATCAAATGATGATTCTGAATCTTCTACCTCTGTTGAAAAAAAAACGACTGGGGAGAACTGATAGATCAGGCAATGCTTATGTATGGAGTTTCAGAAGAGCTTATATTAAAAACTTGGTCTTTAGAAACTATTATAAAAAAGGTAAAACACGGCTTTGACTTTATCCTTTTACAAAAAGGTGTTGTAAAAGAAAAAAAAGAAAAGCCTTTAAGCGATGATGAAATAAGTAAACTTTATAATTAGGAATAAAAATGGCAGTAACGGCAAGGGAACTTTTATTTAAAATAATAGGCGACTCGGAGCAATTTAATAAGGCTGTAGAAGAAAGCACAAACCGGCTTGATGATTTTAAAAAGAAAACAAAGGACGCTAACGAACTTTTTGGCCAAGTTTCCAAACAAGCGGCCGTTGCAAGTACGGCAATAGCAGCATTGGGGATTGCGGCCGCAAAAATGGCTGTAGACTTTAACGAAGGCTTCGGAAAAGTACAAACCCTCATTCCGGGCGCAAAAGAACGGGTAAAAGAATTTCAAAATGAAATTTTAAACCTTTCTCCTGCCGTAGGAAAAACCACAAAAGATTTAACCGACGGCCTTTATGAAGTTATATCCGCTTTCGGTGATTCTGCCGATAGTGCTAAAAACTTGGAGCTTGCCGCAAAGGGAGCCACGGCAGGAGGGGCTACCACTAAAGACTCTATAGCTCTTCTTTCAGCTGTTACAAAAGGTTATGGAGACACTTCCAACATCGCTCAAAAAAAAGTTTCAGACCTTGCTTTCACAACAGTAAAACTGGGGCAAACCTCTTTCCCGGAACTTGCCGCTTCAATTCAGCGTGTTACTTCACAAAGCAATATTTTAAAAATAAGCCAAGAAGAATTATTTTCCGTATTTTCCTCTGGTACCGGTGTTATAGGAGGAGCTGCAGAAGTCTCGACAAAGTTTTCCGCCCTGCTTACCGAAATGCAAAAGCCGGGGGACAGGCTTGCGCAAAATTT